TGGATCTACTGTTACTGCGTTTGGCAATACAGGAAGAACATATTGCCAAATATCATCGGGTTCTAGTAATCCTTCAACTACAAACGGTTATGGAATTATTGTAGATGTATTAGATTACGCTTCAAGTACAAAGAATAAAACAGTTCGCTCATCTAGCGGTTTAGATGCTAATGGCTCAGGTGAAATGTCTTTGTGGAGTCATTTATGGGTAAATACTAATGCAATTACTAGCATTACAGTTTTAACAGATGGTACTTATTCAACTGGTAATTCAATAGCCCTTTACGGAATCAAAGGATAATATGCCAACCACATACGATAGAATTGCATCCACTATTTTAAGTAGCGCTTCTGCAACAATTACATTTTCAAGCATACCAGCAACTTATACTGACCTAAGAATTGTGTTGCGAGCAATTCCCTTAAACTCGACTGGAACTTACAATTCAATTAGATTTAATGGAGATACTGGAACAAATTATTCCCTTACGCAAATTTTAGCAAGTAGTGGTAGTTTAGCAAGTACTCGATATTCAAATATTGCAGATTTATATTTAAATGATACGGATACCGCAGGAATATATCCTGCTGCTGCAACAATAGATATATTTTCATACGCAGGTTCTACTTTTAAGACTTTATTAAGTGTTTATGCTGGAGATAAAAATAGCGCTGGTATAGTATGTGCGGTTGTTGGGCTTTGGCGCAGTACATCTGCGATAAATAGTGTTACACTAAACAATGCTGCTGGAAATAATTATCAAAGTGGTACAGTAGCAACATTATACGGAATAAAGGCGGCATAAATGGCAACTTATACTTTAATTACTTCAAGCACTTTGTCTGTTGCTGCTAATACCGTAACTTTTAACAATATTCCTGCAACTTACAGCGACTTGCTTATTAAAGCGAGCGCAAGAACAACTAGAACTAATATTGTTGTGTCTAGTTTAGACTATACAACTAATGCAACTGGCTCTGTTTATAGTGCTGCAAAAATATTTAGCGATGCCACAACTCCTGGTGCCGATATTTATGAACTTAATGCAAGCGGAGAAGCAGGTTATGTATCTACTAACCTTGCAACCGCAAATACTTTTGGCAACGGCGAATTATACATTCCTAATTATTTAGATTCGCAATACAAACCTTATTTTAATTTTTCGGTAGCAGAAAATAATGGCACAACTGCTTACATGAATTTAACTGCTGGGTTAATAAATAGTACTACTGGATTAACCAGCTTAGTTATATCAGGCGGGGCTTACAATATAGTTGCTGGCTCTACTTTTTATATTTATGGCGTATTCAATGGGCCAGAAACTTTACCTTCTACCCCTACTATTGGAACAGCAACAGCTGGTATTGAATCTGCCTCTATAACATTTACTCCAGTAAGCTCAGCTGGTGTAGATACCAGCTATACAGCTTTATCAACTCCCGGTTCTTTTACCGCAACAGGCGTTTCATCTCCAATAACAGTAACAGGATTAACTGCTGGAACTTCTTACACTTTTCAAGTAAGAGCAAACAATTCGGGTGGGTCTAGCAATTATTCATCTGCTTCAAATAGTATTACTGCTTTAAGCGCTGGTAGTTATTATTCAATTGCTAGTCAAACTGTTAGCGCCGTTGCTTCAGTTACATTTAGCAGTATTCCACAAACATACAAACATCTTGAATTGCGTTGGTATAGCCTAACTACAAATGCTGCCAATGGTGTAATCAGTTTGAGATTTAACTCAATATCTTCTGCCAATTACGAATCTTATTATGGCTACGCAACTGGCGGTAGTGGTACAACTAGCGGTCGTGGTTCTACTGGTCAAACAGCCATTAATATAATGAGTGATTTTTCAGGAACAGCAACATCTTCAACAAACTCCTACTCAGGCATAGTAAACATAAATGATTATACTCTTGCTTCAAGAACAAAAAGCGTAATTCATGTTTCTGGAAAAGTAGGTGCAGATGCAACTAACTCAGAAATTTCTTGGGGTGGCGGTACTATTAATCCTGCAACTTCAGGTGCTTTGGCGGCAATAACACAATTAGTAATAGTGCCATTAAATGCTTCCACAATGACGGGCACATTTGAACTTTATGGAATAGAGGGTTAATTATGCCAGTAACATATAGTTTAATTTCAGATACCACACTTGGTTCTGCCACAAGTAGCGTAAACTTAACTAGCATTAGTCAAAGTTATACACATTTACGAATATCTGTTTATGTACCTTCGTATTCAGTAAGTGGAAATGCTTTCCGTATGCGTTTCAATGGCGACACAGCAAGCAATTATTTTATGTACGGTTGGGCGCAAACAAATGCTAATGCACCTACATCTGATTGGAGTTTACCAACAACTCATATCAATTTAGGTGTAAATAGTGTTACTTCAGATACTGCTTATCCTACTACTTGGTTAATAGATATGTTAAATTACACTACATCACAACCAAGAATCCATTATCAAGTTGCACAATCTCAAACTAATAGTTCTGGGTATGTTGGTAGAGCAGTATGTAGATATACAACTAGCATATCTTCAATTAACTTTTATCAAGACACAGCGCAATTTGCTGTTGGATCTCGGTTCACCATCTACGGAATACTAAAGGCGTAAACTATGGCATATACATTAATCTCTACTACTACGCTTGCTAGTAATGCAAGCACTATTACTATAAGTGGTATTCCAAGTACCTACAAAGATTTAGCGGTGTTGTTCAATGGCAAATTTACTAATGCTGCAAACTGGGAAAATCTTTGGTATAGATTTACAGGTGTAACTACTGGATATTTTGAAGTAGGTTCTTATGCAACCACTACCTCTAGTGGCGCATTTTTAGGTAATAGAACAGATTACTGGTATTACAATAACTATACTGCCGCCGCGGGTAGTGCTAGTAATCAATTCTCATCTTCTTGGTTCTACATACATAATTACGCATCAACTACAACCAACAAAACAACTACTGGCATATTTCCATCTCAATACTACGGCTCATCTAGTAAAAGAGCAGGATTAACAGCAGGTCGTAACAGCAACAATGGTGCAGTAGCAGGTTTATTTTTAGCGGGCGGTACAGGTGATTTTATTGCAGATACTCGCATTAGCGTATATGGTATATGGTAAAAACAACAAAGGAGAAAACAATGACAAAACCAACTCGCGTAGAAATTAATTGCGCAACAGGCGAGCAAACAGTAGTTGAATTAACTGCTGCTGAAATCGCTGAATTAGATCAATTAAGAGCAAAAGCTGAGGCAGATCGTGTTGCACGCCAAGCAGAAGAAGATGCAAAAGCTGAGGCTAAGGCATCTGCTCTTGCTAAACTTGCTAAACTTGGACTATCAGAGGATGAAGCTAAAGCAATAGCTGGCTAATCAAATTAAAGGAGAGTAAATGGCTACGCAATATAGGTATCTATTTGCCGACCTACTAACAAATGACATTTTAGCTGAAATACCGCTTACTAATGTCAGCTTTACTCAAAGTTTAAATACCCCTGGTAGCTTTAGCGGAACTATCCTTGGTTCAGATGTTGCTGAATCAGGGTATGACATACCAGGAAGTACTATCCCAGCTAGAACCGCCATCTATGTAGATCGAGATGGCGTTTTAATTTGGGGTGGAATTATTTGGATTCGCACTTGGGACAGCGATACCCAACATTACACATTCCAAGCGCGTGAGTTTGGTTCATATTTTGAACGCCGAAGAATCACCGGCGACTTTATGGACTTTAATCAAGCTTTGGTTTATGACAATGAAGACCAGCTGTTTATAGCTCAAGATTTGATGTTTTTAGCTCAACAATTAGCTGGTGGCGACATTGGCATAGTTATACCTAGCAACACTTCAGGGGTTAATGTAACTCGTGTTTATTATGACTACGAATTTAAAGATGTATGGGGCGCTATAAAAGACTTATCAAATCAGCAAGATGGATTTGATTTCAATATAGATGTTGCCTATGACGCAAACTTAGAGCCACGCAAATATGCTCAAACAGCTTATCCACAACGCGGTGTTCCTTATGTTTCATCTAGTCCAAGCGCATTAGTATTTGAATTTCCAGGCAATATAGTTCTTTATGAATGGCCTGATGACGGCTCCGTAGTAGCCAACACAATGTATGGAATTGGCCCAAACTCTAATGAAGCCAAAATTCGTTCTATAGCAGTTTCTCCTACTGACCAAATAGCTGAGGGTTGGCCGTTACTTGAAGACACCGTTTCTTATACCGATCAATATGACCCAACGCTTTTGTATCAACAAACCCTTGGCGAGGTAACGGCTAAACAAGTGCCAGTTGTAACTCCTAAAATTGTAGTACCAGCTTATGCTTCCCCAGTTTTAGGGTCATACAAAACTGGCGATGAATGTTTGCTTAGAATCACAGACGACCGTTTTCCTAACAACGGTAGTGGTTATGGTTTAGCTCAAGTTTATCGAATTGTTGCTATATCAGTTCAACCAGGCGAAGATGGCCCTGAACGCGTAACATTAACTTTAACAGACCCAACAGTAGGAGTGTAAATGCCGTTTATTAATTTGCCACCTGTTGTATCTGAAATGTTTTGGGATTTAGATAGACGCATTCGCGCACTAGAAACAGCTTTTAGATTTAACGCACCTAACATAGATTTTGCTACAAACCAACCAACCAATCCTAGAGCTGGTGATATTTTTTATGACACCGATTCAGAACAACTTGTTTATTGGGATGGAACGGTTTGGCAAGCCATTACGCAATCTCCACTATAACCGAAAGGTATAAATGAAATGTCAGTTCCCGATTGGGCTACAACCGCCTCAGGCGCGTTAGCCGTATTAGCTTCCGTTTGGGCGGTTCACAGATTTACAACTAAAAGCATGATTCGCGATTACCTAAGCGAACTTAAACCTAATGGCGGCTCTAGTGTAAAAGATCGCGTAAATGATATTAGTAATAAAGTTGATAAATTAGAAACTAGAGTAGATCAAATTTACTTTCTTATTATTTCGGATCAAAACAAAAGATGAGCGCAATTGAGATTGCAAAAGCGCAACTCAATTACAAAGAGGGCGCAAACAATAATACTGTTTTTGGCAAATGGTACGGAGCTAATAATCAACCTTGGTGTGCCACATTTGTATCTTGGTGTTTTGACCAAGCAGGATTAATAACTAAAATTGCAGCTCAGAGTAAAAAAGGTTTTGCGTCTTGCGATGCCGGATATAAATGGTTTGTAAAAAAGAATAAAATGATTCCTGTTGGTCAAGCTCAAGCTGGCGATATAGTATTTTTTCAATTTGATAAAGACGCTGAACCTGACCATGTAGGTATTGTTAAATGGAACAATACTGCCCTAAAATACCTTCAAGTTATCGAGGGTAATACCAGCGATAGCAGCAAAGGTAGCCAATCAAACGGAGATGGTGTGTACCTCAAAAAACGCTCCTACTCCCTAGTTATGGGCGTTGCTCGCCCTTAAAGGATGAAAATGAAAAAAATGCTCAATGCAATAAAAGATGCGAACAATAAGGCAATTTTAAAGTCTTATCTACGCGCTGTACTAGCATCAGCCATCACTATGGCAATAGCCCTAACCGCCGATATGGAACCACAATATGCGGTTCTAATTGGCTCAATTGCAGCCCCATTGGTCAAATGGGCTGATAAAGCTGAAAAAGAATTTGGATTGGTAGCTAAGAAAAAGAAGTAAACACCAGCTCTTAAATCCACGCAAAGCCCCTGTTTATCAGGTAGCCTATCCTTAACCATAGGAGGGTTACATGATGAAACAGGGGTTTTTTTCTGTTTTAACGCCTGAAAATAGTAAGGTGTTGTAATGGGATTATTAGAAGATTTAGGCAATGAAAACAATTTTCCAGCTGTTCGCAGGGCTTGGTGTACGGTTTGTGAGCTATTAAAACAACTGCCACCCAAGGAAAGCCAAGCATTACAGCTACGGTTAGACAATAAAAACATTAGCCACATGGCTATTTCTGTTGTATTAAAAAACAACAACCACGCTATAAGCGACAGCACTATTGGGCGACATAGGCGAGGCAGGTGTACAGGTGTCACTAGATAAAGACCTAGAAAAATTAGATAGGGATGCTGACCCTGAAATTGCGGAATTGCGGAAAGCGTTAATTAACACGCAAAAACAATTACAAAAACAAAAACAAAAAACTGATGAACTTGTAGAGGCTACCTTCCGAGCCGCGTACGAAGCAACACTTTCAATGGGTGCAATATCCGTAGTTGCACCCCTTGAAATAGATAGGCGCAAAGCGAAAGCTGAGGTAGCTTTAATTCACGCTACAGATTGGCAAGGAGCTAAACGCACTACCAGCTACAACTCAGATATTATGCGTAAACGAGTAATGGAGTTTGCCGAAAAAGCTGTTCGCATTACCGAGATTCAGCGTAATGACCACCCAGTAAAAGAATGTACGGTTATGTTCGGTGGCGATATGGTTGAAGGGTTGTTCAACTTCCCTGGACAAGTATTTGAAATTGATTCTACGCTGTTTGAGCAATATGTAAATGTATCTCGGCTATGTGTAGATTTTATTAGATACTTGTTAGCTAATTTTGAAAAAGTAAATGTTGTAGCCGAATGGGGCAACCATGGAAGAATTGGTAGCAAAAGGGATAATGTTCCTCGAAGCGACAATTTTGACCGTATGTGTTATGAGCTAGCTCGTCAATTATTAAAAGACGAAAAGCGTTTGACTTGGGAAGATTGCCCTGAGGATATACAAAGGGTGCAGATAGGAAACTATAAAGCCTTGCTTATCCATGGCGATGAGGTAGGTCGTAATGGCTTTGCTTCCCCTGCAGCTATTGTTCAACACGCAAACCGGTGGCGGTCAGGAAGCTACCCTTGGGATTTTAGGGATGTTTATATTGGACATTACCATACCCACGCTGAATGGCCTATGGCTAATGGGCTAGGAAGCGTCTATCAGACAGGTTCTACGGAATCTGACAATAGGTACGCTCGCGACCTTTTGGCTGCCTCAGCTACCCCTTCCCAACGCCTTCATTTTATAGACCCTGTAAAGGGGCGCGTAACAGCTGCCTACAAGGTTTGGTTGGACTAGCGACACGCCGAGGGGGGTCTTTACATACCTTACAGCTTTTGCTTTACTTATCCCAAAAGGTTCTGACGGCAGAACCAAAGGAGGCAAAATAATGAAAAACAATTGCAAACACCCAACCGATAAAGTTGTTCATGTTTACGAGGAAGATTCTCGACTTGGTGATTCTTATTGGTGCGGATTGTGTGATGAATTATTGCAAGTAGGCTAAAAGTTTAATCCGTCAGCAAATACCCTCACTTGACCTAGCAAGTGGGGGTTATTTGTGTTTTCTAAATGTTTGCGACAAAAATACAGCAATACGCATTAAAAAATTATTCATCAATGTCTTCAGATTCAGGTTGATAAATATTAAATAAATCTATTTTGTTGCTTTTCATAGTAGTTACAGCCATAACAAAAGTTGCGCTTGCTCTGTTGCAAAGGTCAGATACGGCGTCTGGGTAGCTTTCGGTTGATTGCATTTCGACTGTTAATTCATAGGCTTTAATTTTTATACTTATCATATTAACTCTTTCTGTAGCCGACAATTATGCCACAACACGCTCAAAGCGGTACTTGCTTTTTATCAGCCCAAACCCTTACCTTATCCCTTACGGTCAAAAGACCGTTTTAGTAAGGAGGGCAATATGGCATTTAACTTAGACAACTACACAACAGTTGCCGAAAGATTAAAAGCAGCTCTTGAAAAACATGAAAAAGATAACATTCGTATTCTTACGGATTTATTGCATGTTGAAAGAGATAACACAGGTAAGCCGATTCAATACATTTGCCGAACACAGATTTACTTCGGTGATGTATTAAAAGCTCAAGACTTAGCCGAAGAAATGGTTGGGTCATCTAATGTAAATAAATACTCAGCTTTAGAGAATTGTTCAACCAGCTCTTGTGGCAGAGCTTTAGGGCTAATTGGGTTTATGGGAACTGACCCTGTAACCAAAAAACCAGTTCGACCTTCCAGGGAAGAAATGGAAAAAGTTGCTCGTGCTGAGGCTAATGCCCAAGCAGAAGTAATTAACAAGGTCATTTATAGCCAAGACCAAATTGATATGGCGGTAGAAGCTATAGAGCAAGTATTAACCATTACCGATATATCTGAACTTAAATTGCTTTATACAGGTGCGCAAGAGGCAGGACTTTTACATATACCTGTAAACGGCAAAACCCTTAATTCAGTTATTAACAACAAAAAGAAAGAGTTGGAGGCAAAATAATGAAATCAGAAACATATTACACAGTAAGAACTGTTGTGCGTGGGGCATTTTGGCTTGGATTTATGTGGCTAACCCTTGCAATATTGGCTACGGTGGCTGGCTAATGAACCATCCTGAGGGCAGATTAATTGCTATACAAGAGCAAATTCATTTAGCTGAATTATCGGCTAAGAATTTTGACATGATGCCGGTATATCTATTGGCTTGTTTAAGCAAAAGCGGTGTAAGGCTTGTTGCTGATGAAAATGAAATAGCTGTTGATGCAGCTAATTTATTGCAAAAAATTATGGAAAATAAACCATTAAGGGTGGTAAAAAATGATAACACCAGCCAAAATTGAACAAAGGCTTGTGGAGCTATCTAAAGAAATTGATAGTTCACATGCCGAATTAATCAATGCCGAAAATGAATATCATGTTGCAAAAGCAGCATTAGAAATTGCCATGGCTAAATCGCGTATGAAAAATAGTCATGTTGATATGAAAATGACGGCAGTTCAAAGGGAAGACCAAGCTTTAATTGAAAATTCTGAAGCTCACATGAAATTGGCTATAGCGGAAGCTATGGTAAAAGCGTCAAGAGGTAATGTGACAAGAATCCGCACTCAAGTAGATATTGCTCGTTCTATTGGTACAAGCGTTCGTACCAGTTTGGAGTTGTAATGAAAAAAATTATATTAATATCAGGATTGGCTTTATCTCTTATTGCCACCCCTGCATTAGCTAATTGCCCAAGTGGTATTTGTGAGGTTGAAATCAATTGCACTACTAGCGTTGTTACCTACAGAGATGCACCGCCTAGAGTTGCTGTTGTTGAACCTGTAAGGGTAGAACCAATTGCACCAACTCATACGGTGGTTGTTCAAACCGCAAACAGTTCATTTGGTACTAGCGGTTCTTATGAGCAAGTTCAACAAGCACTTCAGGAATTGATTACGGCACCAAAAGCTCCACAACCTGATCCTTGCGCCTTAGGTGGTTGCACAAAAGTAGTGGTAAATGCCACTACAAAAACAACTGAGATTTTGCCTTTAACCCCAACAGAAATACAGCAACGCTTAGTAGATCAATATATGAATTATGCTCGACAATTGGAAATGGCTATAGCTGCGAAAGATGCAGTAATACAAACATATAGCTCACCAATAATTGATGAAATAATTGTTGCTAGCAATCCAATTGAAACTGCAAGTGCTTTTATGACAACAGCCTCAACTGACACTCTTTGGGTTTCTAAAGATTCAGAGGGCAATATTACGACCAAAAAAAGCAAAGCAGTTAAAGTCCGTTCCAAAAAGAAGAAATAATGGACATACAAAGCCTTCTTAAATCTGCTCTAGTTGAGAACGATAAAGCTAGAGATAGGTCGCAACAAACCGAACTTGGTGCCTCAAGCGTTGGTGGATGTCGCCGTCAAGCATGGCAAATCATTCACAAAAAGCCTAAAACCAATTTCCAAACAGAATCTTTAGCTGCAATTATTGGTACAGCTTTACATGCCACAATTGCAGAATCTATGAAAAACATAGACCCATTTGGCGAGGATTTTTTTATAGAAGAAGGTTTTTCTACGCCTGATTTAAAGGGTCATATTGACCTATACATAAAATCTACGCAGACCGTTGTGGATTGGAAAACATCAACCAAAAAGAAGTTGGCTCAATTTCCTACGCCACAACAGGTTATGCAGGTTAATTTGTATGGTTATCTATTAACAGCTAATGGGCATGAGGTAAAAAATGTGTCATTAGTTTGCATTCCTCGCGATGGGGTAATGTCAGATGTAAAAGTTTGGCAAGCACCTTATGACCCACAATTAGCTCAAGAGGGTTTGGCTTGGATTAGAGATTTACAGGGTTTAACTTATCCACCGGCACCTGAAAAAAATTACAGATTTTGTCAAAATTTCTGTGAATATTACAACCGTAATGCTGAATTGGAAGGAATAGGATGCACAGGGATAGTGTAGATTGGGAAAAAGCTTCCTGTCGTGGTCTTGATACAGAGATTTTTTATATGTATGAAGATGAGCTTATGGAAAAAGAATACATAAGTTTGATGACATTAAGGAAACTATGTTTTAGTTGTCCTATATGGCGCGAGTGTTTGACCATTGGGTTTAAATATGAACGCTATGGGCATTGGGGCGGTTTAGCTGCAGATGAAAGAAACCACATTGTAGCTGGGCTACGAAGCAAAAAATATACACGCATGAGAAATCAATTAAATGAATTAGGCATAAGCTACGAAGAGATTTTTAAAATAAGTCAAGTAAAAAGGGAGTTACTCTGGTAATGGCATCGCTACCTTATATGCAACTTTATGTATCGGATTATCTTGCCGATACCGCTCACCTTACAGCTCAGCAACATGGGGCTTACATGCTTTTACTAATGAACTATTGGCAAAAAGGCAGACCCTTAGAAAACACCAATGAACGCTTACAGTATGTAGCTCGCCTTACCCCTGAGGAATGGAATGACAATAAAGCTATTTTGGCTGAGTTTTTTATAGTTGAGGGCGATATATGGACACACGCTCGCATTGAAGATGATTTAGCTAAAGTACGCGAAAAATCTACTAAAGCCTCAACAGCTGGCAAGCGTTCGTTCAGCGTTCGTTCAACGACCGTTGAACATTCGTTCAACCATAAAGATAAAGATATAGATAAAGATAAAGAAACTACATTTGATAAGTTTTGGAATATTTACCCAAGAAAAGTTGGCAAGCAAGAGGCAGCTAGAGCTTTTATTAAAGCCTTACGGTTAGCTGACCCTGAAGTTATTTTGGCAGGGGCTAAAAGATACGCCGAGGATAAAAACCGTTTAGCTGTTTACACCGCCCACCCTTCCACTTGGCTTAACCAAGGGCGTTGGGAAGATGAGCCAATTCCTTCAAAAACCGCCGAGGCTGTGCCCACTTGGATACCACCTCGCTTTGACCACGCCGAGGAAGAAAAGCGTAAGGCAAAAGCTGTACCACCACCTTCAGGGCTAAAAGACCTGTTTAACCGAATACCGTAAGTAAGTAATGTATGTCATACTTATCCCTTACGAAAGGAGTTCAATGAGCCTAACGCTTAAAGTTATCCGAATAGATAATTTAGAAGTGGGTAATACGGTTTTAATTGGTCGTAGAATTTATGATGTCATTAACATTGACAAAGATTCTTTTGGCTATCAATTAAAATTGCGCGACTTGAACGGTAATTTTAAAACCCATTTTGCAAATTTTGATGAAACCATAACAATAGAGTTGTGATTTATTTTTCTGTGGATGGCAAGCCTATTCCACAAGGTTCTATGAAGTTTATACGCCCTGGCGTAATGATCCACTCAAGAGCTGCGGAATTAGCCCTTTGGAGGGCTTTAATAGCTCAAGAAGCAAAAAAACATATAAAGATACCCTTTGAAGAACCAATAGCCTTAGAAGCCCATTTTAGGCTAATTAGGGGCAAAACCGTAAAACGCACTTTTCCTATTGTGCCACCTGACCTAGATAAGCTTGTTAGGGGGGTCATGGATGCCGGTACAGGCGTAATTTGGACAGATGACGCTCAGGTAATCAAAATAACCACCTCTAAAAGCTACGGCGAAATAGCTGGTGTGGACATAGGCATACGCTCAATAGGGTTATTTGACGACACGCCGTAGGGGGTATTGCAACACCTTACGGTTTTCTATACATTTATCTCATTGAACCTAACGGGAGGTTCTTTAAATATGGAGGCAATAATGACACAAGAAATAGATACTCAAGTAAGCATCGAGTTATGTCGCAAGGTCAGCAAAGAGCTTGAGGCATTTTGTATTGAATTATTTAAAAAGAATAATTTAGTACGAGGTAAAACCAGTTCCAAGTATGGCGACGGTTTTCAATTCAAAATGGAAGCGTTTTCAAATGACGACATTAGCAAGGAATTAAGTTCTGTGTTTCAAAATTCTATTGGTAATTTCGCCAAACAGGTTTTTGCCCAAAACAATTTAACATTAGAAAAAAATATTGTTAAATATGGTGCAGGTTTTCAAATTACCCTCAAGGCTGACAAAATGGTCATTGGCGATAATGGCGTAAATTTAGCTTCTCAATATGCCAAAAACTTTCGTGCTTTGGAATTTTTCCACAAATTGCCTGACGAAACTTTAGGCAAAAAAGCAATTATTAGTGGTGAAACTGTTTATCTTGCAGGAATTGATATTAAGCGTAATGGTGAACATGTACCTGTTGTTTTGACTTCTAAAGGCAAAATAGCTATTTACAAAAAACCTGAAGTACTTAATAAATTTTGGGGTAATGCGGTTGTCCAAGAGGTTAAATAATGTCTGAAATAGCCTGTATGTTTTGTGAGAATAAGGGCGGTTGGCTCAACCGCCTGAATATTCACCGCGTAGGTAATGACGCTATTTTTGAGTGCGATTGGTGTGCATTAGATTTAGACATAAGAATAGCTAAGGAAATGCCAATATGAGTTGCTCAATATGTTTTGATAAAGGTTATATTTATTATGGCGATAAAGAAGAATACGACATTGAGTTATGCCAATGTCAAAAGGAGGCAAAAAATGAATTATGAAATAGTGGGGTCATTTACTACCGACCGCGTTCTTTCAGCTGCGGAAATTAATAATTTAATTGGTTTTTTATCTTTACAAATTGAAGAACCTGTAGATAATGACCAAGAACCTGAAACATACACAACTAGCGATATTAAGCTAAATTTACAAAGCACCGATTCGGTTCATGCACAAATAAAAGACTTTTTAGTTGCATACGACCAAGAAAGAGAAAAATATTCGCGTTTGGTTTGGGTTGAAACGGCTTGCGAAAATGACCAATGTGAGCAGTTTCAGAAGTTCAAAGAACGACACACTTTAGCTAATATGAACGGAAAAGGCTTTTATATGTGTCCTGAGTGCGAAGATATATCTACCTACACCGAAAAAGAAACCGAATGGGAGGCAGTAAATGAAACTAAATCGAACTCAAAAGCGTAAAGCTGTAAAAGCAGGAATTCCTGTGCAAAGGACAATTGATCTTAAAAATGAGATAACAGGTTCGACAGTTCAGGCGGTAGTTATTTTCAGTCAAGACTTAGAGCCAACTTTGACTTTTGTGGAAAATGATAAAGATGTTATTTACAAGGTACCAGCTTTGGAATTTATGCAAGTTATGAATTTGCAAATTCATGAAGCTTTAGTCCGACTCAAAGAAGCATTAACAGCTAATGATTGACCGTAATGTAGTTATTGTGGCACATAACGCTCGCCCAACTTCTGTGGCTGTGGCTGAAAAAGTGTTTCCTAAAACTGGTTCATTAAGGCGCAAGATTTATGATTATTTTGTTTTTTGTGGCGGATATGGGGCAACTGACCAAGAAATTGAATCAGCTTTAGCCATGAGTGGAAATACCGTTAGACCTACTCGCATATCTTTACAAAAAGATAAATACATAATTGACACAGGTTTAACCAGGAAAAATCAAAATGGTAATGATTGCATCGTTTGGTCTGTGCCATTAGCTACGCAAGGAGAGCTTTTTTAATGCCAACATACGAGTTTAGGTGCGCCATAGATAAATCTTTTGTTGAAATTCAACAGGGATTTTATGACAACATTGTTCCCAATTGCCCTTTATGCGGTAAAGAAATGAACAAAATTATTCATGCCACGCCAGCTATATTCAACGGAACAGGGTGGGGCAAAAGCAAATGATTATTGGATTATCAGGTTATGCAAGCGCAGGTAAAGATTCTGTGGCTCAGATTTTGGTAGAAAACTTTGGCTATAAACGCATGGCTTTTGCTGACGCTATTCGCGACATTCTTTATACGCTTGACCCTATTACCCATAATGGCTTGCATTTAAAAACCGTAGTTGATGAATATGGTTGGGATATAGCTAAACAAGACACAGAAATTCGCCGGTTGCTACAAGTATTAGGTACAGAAGTAGGCAGGAATGTGTTTGGCGATGATATTTGGGTTGATGTTTTAATAAGCAAGCTTGAACCTATGGATAAAGTTGTTATCACAGATGTCCGTTTTCCAAATGAAGCTCGCGAAATACATAATTTAGCTGGTAAAGTATGGCGAGTAAATCGAGAAGGTATCAATGCGGTAAACGAACATATATCTGAAACACAAATGGATGGATACGCATTTGATAATGTAATTACTAATAACGGTTCATTAGAACAATTAGAACAAGCTGTAGTTGCATTGATTGAAGGTTTTAATGAATGAAAACATTACACGCTGTAAAGGTTGTGGAAAATGGTTGCAAATAGTTGATTTGACATGCCCTTGTTGGGCATACGGTAAAATAGATACACCCAAAACCAATGAAGGGAGTGTCAGAAATGACATCAACCAACAACGGAAAGGCAAACCGATGAGAACTGCGAACAGGGGAGAGATTGGTTAAATACGAGGTTATCAATCCGATTTCTTTTAGTAGCCGCCCTCGCGGTAGGAATCGGTATAGCAAATCCAGCGATAGCGCAATCGCCTAAAAAACAAAAACCGTTGTTAATTGCTCGCACACCTGATGCGGCAAAACAACACGCTCAAAGGCAATTAGCACTTTACAGCTGGAATGCAAAACAATGGGCATGTTTGGAAACGCTTTGGACTAAAGAATCAAATTGGCGGCCTCAAGCGCAAAACAAACAACCTGTTACGATAACTAAAAATGGAAAGAAAATTAAAGTTTATGCAGGGGGAATACCACAAATACTTGGTATGTCGCCAGCTACGAGCGTTGAAAATCAAGTAGCAAGAGGACTCAAATATATTCAAGCTCGCTACGGAAATCCTTGCTCAGCTTTAAAATTTCATGTAGTTCGTAATTATTACTAACGGAGGCAAAAGTGAAGGCAGTAAGTTTGTTCGCGGGGGTAGGGGGTTTTGACCTTGCCCTTACGCGAAATGGCATTGATGTAACTGCCTCAGTTGAAATTGATAAACACGCAAGAGGCGTATTGGAAAGACAATTCCCTAACACAACCCATTTAACAGATATATGTGAGGTAACAGGTGAACAACTCTTCAAGCTCGGATTTAATTCAGATGGAGTTATTGTCGGTGGATTCCCCTGCCAAGACTTATCAGTTGCAGGAAAGCGTACAGGTCTTGCTGGAAAACGCTCAGGATTATTTTGGGAAATATGTCGCCTCCTCGATGAAACAAAAGCCAAGTGGTTCATCCTCGAAAATGTCCCTGGCTTATTGTCATCAAACGGAGGACAAGATTTGGGAACCGTCATTGGGGCGTTGGTTGAGCGCGGGTATGGGATCGCATACAGGATTCTTGACGCTCAGTACTTCGGAGTACCCCAAAGACGCCGTAGAATCTTCATTGTCGGATGTCTTGGAGATTCAGGGCGAACACCTGCGGAAATACTCGCTATCGCCGAAGGCCGCAGAGGGTATTCACAGAAGAGCAATTCGCCGAGGAAAGGTTCTACCTCCACCTTTGCTAGAGGCATTACAAACGGTGATGAAAGGTCAATCGCAGGAACTTTAGCTGCGAGAGATTACAAAGGCATATCTGCCGATGATTTGGTTGAAAATAAAGCTATAATTTTTGAACCAAAATCTGCATTTGAAGAAAATTGGGCAGAAGCAAAAATAAAAAACGCTTTAAGGGCAAATGCAAGCAAATCAAGTCATGTAATTGTTTTCGACCCACATCGCTCAGATGGCGTTAGAATACAAGGCAATACATCCAACACTTTAACTAGCATGATGGGAACAGGCGGAAACAATACCCCTATGGTGGCTTATTCGGTAAGGGAAGATGCTAAAGCTAATACTTTTAGCGCAACCCCTACCGATACAGCTTTAGCTTTAGGCGCACTCAGACCTTCTCCCCAATCTCACCACGCTCAAATTTTTATAGCTGAAAAATCATCAGTTAGGCGTTTGACCCCTACCGAATGCGAGCGTTTACAAGGATTTCCTGAGGGTTGGACAGCTGGGCAAGCCGACACGCATAGATATAAGCAAATGGGCAACGCTGTAGCTGTACCGGTGGTTGAGTGGATAATAAGGAACATGGTGGAACAAATTGGACAATAAACCCTGCGTAAATTGCGGAAATGACGATGGCCCACATGCCATTTGTACGGATTGTTTAGAGTTAATTGAGTGTAATTGCAAAAGCAAAAAATAGCTTTCTTGGTGCCGTTCACCAAGGAAATCGAAGCTCGACACTTGAGATTGCCTCCCAAGTGTTGAGCTTCACTTATATTACTTACGGTGTAAGGTACGCCAATGGCAAAAAATAAAAGTCGTGGAGAACGCAACTCAGAACGCCAAAATGGTAAGGCGTGGAAAAAACATAAAAAAACACAGAAGAAAACTGGTCGCACAATAGGTGGATATTCCCCTGCCAAACTAGCGTTGCGAGCAGAAAAGCGTAAGCAAACTGTTGGGGAGTAATGACCACAATAATTGCATTACAAAAAACTGATCGTGTAGTTATTGCAGCTGATAATCAAGTTACATCTACACGAAAATATCGTCATGCAAAAATGGCAAAAATTACTCAGCGTGGCCCATATTTAATTGCAGGTAGCGGTGAAGTAGCTGCTTGCGATATAGCTCAACATATATTTGTGCCACCTAGACCAACCGCAGACGACAAATTAGATTTATACCATTTCATGATAGCTAAATTTGTGCCGGCACTCAAAAAATGTTTTAAAGACCAAGAATACAAATGGCAACCAACGCTTGAAGATGAATATGAAACTAAGTTTATGTTTTTAGTAGCTGTATGTGGGGAAGTATTTGAAATTGCAGATGACTTAGCGGTTACCTTAGATGATTCAGGTATCTATGGCGTGGGGTCAGGAAGCGATATTGCTATTGGGGCATTACACGCAGGGGCAAGCTTAGACAAAGCGTTAAAGATAGCTGCCAAAATTGATCCGTTTACTTCTGCGCCTTTTATTAAGATGGAGCAAAAGAAAAGTGGACAATGAAGTGGCAAACAAAGTTATTGCGAGGTCAAAAGGCTATTGTGAAAAATGTGGGTTGCCAGGCGACTTACAACTTCATCATAGAAAATTGCGCTCGCAAGGTGGCAAAGATGAACCTGCAAATTTAATTGCGATTCATGCTAGTTGCCATATACAACATAAAAACTCAATACACGACAACCCTAAAACATCAAAAGTTAAAGGGTACATAGTTCCTAGTTGGGGCGACCCCTTGGAATATCCGTTTCATCAAGTTGATGGAACAATAGTTAAACTAGACAACGAAGGCACATACACAAGAATAGAGGCATAGGATGGCGCAAATAACGGTAACAGGTAATGTAGGAACAGAACCAGAGTTAAAGTTTTTTAATGGCAAAAACGGTGATTTTGCTGTTACTAACTTTTCATTGGCATATACACCACGCGAACGCAAAGGCACAGAATATGTCGATGGGGAAACTGTTTGGTTTCGCATATCGGTTTTAGGTAAACAGGCAGAGCTGGCAACGGAAATTAAAAAGGGCGACAAAGTGTTAGTTGTTGGAGCTTTTAAGCAATCAACTTATCAAGGCAAAGATGGCTCAACCAAAACTAGCCTTGAAATAAAAGCTGACAGCTTTGCAATTGTTCCACGCGCCATGGAACGCAAGAAAGCACAAAAAGTTGAAGATGACGGAGGCTTTTCTTCATGGACTTAATGAGTTCGGAACAAGTCTGCGAATATTTGGGTATTAATTACAATAACCTGTACCAAATCCAATATCGTGGACACATCAAATGGGTTAGAAAAGAAGGCAAGCGAGCTTTTTACAACCGATCTGATGTAGAGGCTTACAAAGCCAAGCGTGACAAACGCGGCAAAAAATGACATGTGTTCATGTGTTAAATGTAATGAATGAGGAAATTTGTCATTTGTGCAATCAACCAACGCATGAAATCAATTGGTACAAACAAACTAAGTTAAAAGAAAAATGGCACGAGGAAAACCCAAACGCAGAATACGAAGGGTGGATGTCTATATGATGTGGTTCGTGTTAAGTCTTATAGGCGCACAACAATTGATTCACGCTTGGGAAATACGCAAAATTAAACAAGATTATCATTTAATGTTTCATTCACTTGTTAATGTGTCTAAAACGGCAGATACAGTATTGGAAATGTGGGTTGAGCATAAGAAAGAACATTTCGAATGAGGTGTTTACTTTGTCGAAAAGTCAATGACCAAATTGTATGTATGAATTGTTGGCAATTTGCGTTGGCGCAGCTAAAAAAATTCCCTGATAAATACAATGAGTTAGAGAGCGAATTACAACCTTCAAAAGGTCATGGCGAACGCGTAAGCGGAACTAAAACTCCACCATTACCTGTACGGCTAGAAACTTTATACCTACGGACAGGCGGGATAAGTCATAACCTTATGTTACATGAACAACAAATACGCATAGTGCAACACCATACTAAAATTACTTGGCGCGGTGAGGAAATTAACCGCATTACCAAAACTTGTGAATATTTGATTACCCACGAAGAGTGGATATACAAAAATTATGTAGATATAGACACATTAACAAAAGATGTGCAAGAGATAGCTGGCAAGATTAACTTTGTTTTAGGTCATAAGTCTGAGGAAATTACTATTGGTACTTGCCCTGCTATTGATGAAAAAGATGAAATATGCGGAGCTATTTTGCGCATCAACCCAAACATATTAAATACATATTCAGAAATTAAATGCAGGGCTTGTGATACAACTTGGACTTCAGACAAATGGAGGCTATTAGGAAGGATACTTGAAACACAATGAGGTTAATTAACGCTGACTGCATAGAAGCTATGAAAGAGCTGCCTGAAAACAGCATTGATTCTATTGTTACCGACCCACCATACGGCATTAGCTTTATGGGTAAAGCTTGGGATAACGCAAGAATGTTAGCTAGAGGCGTTCAAGGTTTAGACCATACAAAAGACAATTCTCGTTCAGCTAACCAACATGCCGGCACATACGATACTAGCTACAACGCCGGCTTAAGCTTTCAACAATTTAGCCATGAATGGGCAAAAGAAGCTTTTAGAATATTAAAGCCAGGAGGACACTTGCTCAGCTTTTCTAGCGCAAGAACCTATCACCGCATGACAGCTGGTATTGAAGATGCTGGATTTGAAATACGCGATCAGATTATGTGGCTATACGGCTCAGGGTTTCCTAAATCATTAAACATAGATAAAGCAATTGATAAAGCGGCAGGTGCCGAGCGTGAAATTGTTGGTAAAATAGAAAATCCAGCTTCATCAATTTATTCGCAATCAGAAAACAAAATGTCAAAAGATGTGCCAATTACAGCACCTGCTACAGAAGAAGCTAAAAAATGGCAAGGTTGGGGAACAGCTTTAAAACCAGCTCACGAACCAATTGTTGTTGCTCGCAAACCTTTAATTGGTACGGTTGTAGAAAATGTGCTTACGCATGGCACAGGTGGGTTAAATATTGATGCGACAAGGGTTGGTAATGAAATAGTTTCAACTCATCATGCACCAAAAGGAACTTTTGCAGGAGGAGAACCTGATCGTGGTAGCGATACATCAACTTACGAAAATCACACAGGCCGTTGGCCAGCAAATGTAATACACGATGGGTCAGATGAAGTTGTTGAGTTGTTTCCGTCTGTCAAGGGTGCAACATCAAGAACTAACGCTTCGCAAGAATCAAGTGATAATGCGATGTTTGGTGGCGGTTTTGCGGGCGCAGTTTATGACGATGGCTTAAATACATCTGCCGCCCGATTCTTTTATTCAGCTAAAACAAGCAAACGCGATAGAAACGAAGGACTTGATGATTTTGAAACAAAACAAACCACAGGCGGTGGTGGGCTTACTAGCATTGGCGATGCTTATGGCTCAATAAAAGCACCAGCTAAAAACTTTCATCCAACAGTTAAACCTACCGATCTAATGCGTTATCTATGTAGGCTTGTAACACCACCTAACGGAACAGTCCTTGATCCATTTATGGGAAGTGGCAGTACAGGTAAAGCAGCTGTATTAGAAGGATTTGATTTTATTGGCATAGAACAAGACGCTGAATACATTAAAATAGCTGAAGCAAGAATAGCTTACGCTTCTAAATCTAAAGAAGAGTTTTTGTTTTGATAACTGCAAGACAAGCGGCAAAGCTATTTAAAGTATCTGTTAGCACAATTTATCGTTGGGCAAAAGAGGATTCGTTAAAATCCAAAAAGGGCTTATACTCTATCAATGGATTACAAAAAGCTTATGACAAACGCAAGGCATCAAAGCCAAGATTGCGTTGCAAAATTTGACAAATGTGGTAATCTTGCTTTCATAATGGTTGGCGTGTGCCTATAAAATCCTATGTTACTTGTAACCGAAGAAATAACTGTCGCCGAAATTGATGAAGCACTAGCTCACATGAGGGAAAAAGTGCAAGACAAATACGGCAACCGTTTAACCTATAAACAAAAGCAGCTCTATTGGGCAAGCATTGATGACCTATTAGAAGCTCGGTTAAACCTTACAAACAAAAATTAATTTATGGCATATACCCCACAACAACGAGCTGAGGCTTTAGTGACCCTTGAATCTAATGGCGGCAATATAGCTCAGACTGCTAACCAGCTAAACATTGGTGAAGCTACTTTACATAGGTGGATAGACGAATCCTCCGAAAACGGAGTCCATAAAAGCAATATAGCTATAGCTACAGCTGAAATCATGCCTGAAACCCGCGAGGAATTTATAGCTGAGCTAAAGCACATTAGGAATCGTGTTTTAAAACGCTTAGGCGAAACTGTTAATGACCTGAAGGCTAGGGAGGCAGCTATTACTCTAGGCATATTGATAGACAAGACCGAACTGCTAGAAGGCAACGCAACCTCGCGTACAGCAATTGTTGGGAATGGCGAAACAATAGATGAAGCAATCGTTAGACTTACCTCAGAGCTTGAATCCAGACCTAGCCGCGTTGAGATACCTCAAATGGTTTCATCCGAGCAAGGGTCTAGCGAGGACAAACCAGCTACCGCCTGAGGGCGAATGGAACAATTGGCTGGTTATGGCTGGCCGAGGATTTGGCAAGACACGCCTAGGGGCTGAATGGCTAGCTGCTAAAGCGGTCAGAAATGACGAAGTACGCTGCGCTATCGTAGCTCGAACCGTAGCCGACTGCCGAAATGTAGCTTTAGAAGGCGTAAGCGGGATTTTAAGCATTCTGCGTGATTATGACGCAATAGAAGACTATAACAAGGTTTTAGGCCGTATTATCCTTAAAAATGGCTCCATCATTCAGTCTTTTGGCGCTGAAGAGCCGGACAAGTTTCGCGGCTATCAGAACCATTTTGCTTGGGCAGACGAATTAGCTGCTTGGCAATACGAGGATAGCTGGAATCAGCTGCAATTCGGCTTACGCTTGGGCGAGCGCCCACAGACGGTAATTACGACTACCCCTAAGCCTACTAAGATAATTAAGAGCTTAATTGAGCGTGAAAGCACCATCATTACACGCGGCTCAACCTTTGATAATGCAGCTAACTTATCAGCTTCAGCTCTACTTGAGCTGCAAAATAGGTACGCTGGAACACGCTTAGGCCGTCAAGAGCTATACGGAGAAATCCTAGATGACAACCCAGGCGCTCTATGGAGCCGCGCTCTAATCGAGAAAAACCGCATCAAACCAGCTGATTTACCGCCGCTTATGCGTATTGTGGTGGGGGTTGATCCAGCTGTTACAAGCGGGGAAGATTCAGATTTCACCGGCATAGTTACAGCCGGCATGACCGCAGACGGCCATTATTATATTTTAGCTGACGACACGCTCAAAGCCTCGCCCCAAGAGTGGGCTACAAAGGCTGTAGCTGCTTATGACAAGCATAAAGCTGACCGTATGGTAGCTGAGGTCAATAATGGCGGCGACCTAGTTATCCACCTTTTGCAGCAAGTAAATGTGAATATACCGGTCAAAAAGGTTACAGCTAGCCGAGGCAAGCGGGTTCGAGCTGAACCTATAGCTGCTTTAATGGAGCAAGACCGCTGCCACATGGTTGGCTATTACGCTGAGCTGGAAGACCAAATGTGCGAATGGACACCTGAAGACCCCAATTCGCCGGACAGATTAGACGCGATGGTATGGGCTTTGACTGAGCTGAGCGAAAGCTCAGGAACCATGACAGCTTTAGGGCAGCTAGCTAAATTTTGCCCCAGCTGTCGAATGCCCAACCCAGCTCGTAATACACATTGTGATAAATGCGCTACTTTACTTTAGGAGAATCATGGCCAGTACCTACAACACCGTTATTGACCAAGGGGCAGACTGGTTCTTAAATGTAACTTGGGAAGATGTAGCTGGCGACCCAATTGATATAAGCGGCTTTACAGCAGCTCTACAGCTCAGAACTTCCCCCCTAGCTCGCACCGTAGCTTTAAACCTTACAACCGAGAATAACGGCCTAGCTATAACTGGCCCTACTGGCTTAGTGTCTATTCACGCTACAAATGAGCAAACAGCTGCTTTAGCGCCTCAGAGATACACATACGACCTAGAGCTGTACTCACCAGCTGAGCCAACCGTAATTACCCGCTTAATTCAGGGAACCATCGAAGTGTCTGCGAATACAACGCGTGAGTAGCTGCAATTGCCAAGATTGCTGCGACAACATTGTCGTAGTTAGAGAACCCACAACCACCGTAGCTATAACAGGTGGCGGCCCTGCCGGCCCACAAGGAACAACCGGCTCTCAAGGTACTCAGGGTGTCCAAGGAACAGCTGGTTTGCAAGGTGTCCAAGGATTAACTGGCATTCAGGGTATCCAAGGTATTGATGGCGCACAGGGCATCCAAGGCGCTGTTGGTTCTCAGGGTTTAGCTGGCATTCAGGGCGCACAAGGTCTAATTGGTAATCAAGGCACCACAGGCAGCCAAGGAATTGTAGGCTCACAAGGCGCTACAGGCGCACAGGGCTTAATTGGTATTCAAGGAGCTATTGGCAGCCAAGGAATCCAAGGTGCCACAGGAATTCAAGGCACTCAGGGTGTTCAGGGAGTTCAAGGTCGCCAAGGCACTACAGGTACCCAAGGAGCTACAGGTAGCCAAGGCACACAAGGTATTCAGGGTCGCCAAGGAACCACAGGCATACAGGGCGCACAAGGCTTACAAGGGCTAGAAGGTTTACAAGGTGTACAAGGCACCAATGGCACCCAAGGCGTAGCTGGAACACAAGGCACACAAGGTTTAGAGGGCTTACAGGGAACTCAAGGCGTTCAGGGCTTACAAGGTATTCAAGGCATTGAACCAGCTCAGGGTATTCAGGGTCTTATCGGTATCCAAGGAGCAACAGGTAGCCAAGGTGTTGCCGGCATCCAAGGGGCAACTGGATTGCAGGGTACGCAAGGAATACAAGGCCATGACGGTACCCAAGGAACCACAGGTTCTCAAGGAGCTATAGGTGCGCAAGGACTAGAAGGCATCCAAGGGCATGATGGCACCCAAGGTTTAGCTGGTATCCAAGGCGAAACAGGTTCACAAGGTTTAATCGGTATCCAAGGCGAGCAAGGATTACAAGGACTTGAGGGATTACAAGGCACCCAAGGTATTGTAGGTTCGCAAGGAACTCAAGGCGTGCAAGGCGTTCAGGGAACTAACGGAATCCAAGGATTAGAAGGCGCTCAAGGAACCAATGGATTGCAAGGCATCCAAGGTTTGCAGGGTATTCAAGGAATTTACGGTACCCAAGGTGTGCAAGGTATTGAAGGTCAAGCTGCGCCATCTACATCTATTTTTAGCTACAAAATAACTAATATTACTGGCACTCCAGCAGACGGTAGAATTGGTTACGATAACTTTGCTAGTCAAACAAGTGCAACAGCACTTCATGTATCAGACACTTCTATTCAAGGTGGTAATGCTCAATTAAACATTGATGCAATTCTTCAAACTCTCAAAGTTGGCGATAGATTAGTTATTCAAGATGCAAATGTTCCCGCTAATTATCAAAACTGGGAAATAACTGGAACTTCAACAGATAATACAACTTGGTGGAATTTTCCTGTAACACTTCTTGGATCAGGTGGAACAGGAACAACAGGATTTGCTAACAACCACGATGTCAGCTTAATTACTTTTGTAGCTGGTACCCCAGGAGCTACAGGCGCACAAGGAGCTATTGGCTCACAAGGCACCCAAGGCGTACAAGGTACAACTGGCATACAGGGTGAAACTGGAACCCAAGGAACGCAAGGAACGCAAGGAACTCAAGGAGTTCAAGGACTAGAAGGCTTGCAAGGCGTTCAAGGCACCCAAGGTGTACAGGGCGAAACTGGCTCACAAGGCATTACCGGCTCACAGGGTACTGAGGGAATCCAAGGTCATACAGGCGCTCAAGGCTTAGAAGGTTTACAAGGCCATGAGGGAAGCCAAGGTCAAACTGGATTACAGGGCTTAGCTGGTATTCAGGGTACTCAAGGATTGCAAGGACATGAAGGTCTGCAAGGATTTGATGGAACCCAAGGTACACAAGGTGTTCAAGGTTTAGTTGGCTCACAAGGTCAAACTGGTAGCCAAGGAACTGTTGGCGCACAAGGCACTCAAGGAACTCAAGGTTTAGAAGGATTACAAGGAACCGATGGATTAAATGGTGCGCAAGGCACGCAAGGCACACAAGGAATCCAAGGTTTAACTGGTAGCCAAGGTACCGATGGTATTAACGGTACTCAAGGAACAACAGGTAGCCAAGGTTTAAACGGTATCCAAGGAACTCAAGGAGCTACAGGTTCACAGGGATTAATTGGTTTACAAGGTACACAGGGAGTTCAAGGACTTCTTGGTGTGCAAGGTGAAACAGGCACTCAAGGACAAACTGGATCGCAAGGCATAATTGGTTCACAGGGTGTTCAAGGTCTAATTGGAACGCAAGGTTTAACTGGCGAAACTGGTTTACAAGGTACCCAAGGCACAACTGGCGTACAAGGTTTGGTTGGTACGCAAGGAATTCAGGGTATTCAAGGATTACTTGGTCTGCAAGGAATTCAAGGAATTCAAAGCACCCAAGGAACAACTGGTATCCAAGGTGCGCAAGGAACTATCGGATCAGCTGCAACAGCTTTACCAGATATTCTTATGCTCGGTGGAATGTAAAGAAAACGGAGAATAATGCCAACAACATATAAAGTTTTGGGTCAATCAGCACCATCGGCAGTAACGCCCACAAGTCTTTACACCGTACCTTCAGCTACTCAGACTATTATTTCTAGCATCAATGTAGTTAATACAAATACAACAACCGCAGATGTAATTCGTATTGCGGTTCGGCCAGCAGGTGCAGTATTGGCTAATCAGCATTACATTGTATTTGGATTAAGCCTTAATGCTGGAGCAACATTTACCTATACAGGTGGTATTACTGTCGGTGCAACAGATGTTGTTACGGTTTATTCTACAAATGGTACAAGCTCATTTACTGCATTTGGAAGCGAGATTTCATAATGGCCGTTGATATTACCCCCAATCCCAATGTAGTAGGCCCACAAGGTTTACAAGGCACAACTGGTAGCCAAGGTACGCAAGGCGTTCAAGGCTTAACTGGAACTCAAGGTGTCCAAGGCTTAACTGGATCACAAGGTTTAACAGGTTCACAAGGCACAACAGGTACAACTGGTGCCGCAGGTGGCGGTATCTCAGGTTTTAATGCTCAAACAGGAACTACTTATACCCTTGTTGTTGGTGATGTAAATAGACTTGTAACCGCAAGCAACGCGAGTGCAATTACTATAACTGTGCCTCCATCTGTATTTGCAGCTAATGATGTAATAAATGTTCAACAAATTGGAGCAGGACAAGTAACCTTTGCAATTGGAGCAGGTGTCACCATTACATCAACTGGTGCAACTTCAGCAGCCCCTAAATTGAGGGCGCAATACTCAGCTTGTAGCGTTATTTGCACCGCATCAAACACCTTCACCATCGTTGGCGATATTAGCTAATTACCTATAAGTTTGCCCAATGAACTTAGTGCAACAGGCGGTAGCACAAGGCGGTAAGTTAGCCCCATTAGTTATACCAAAAGGTTTAACAGCTGGTACAGGACTAATGAACCCATCTATCTTCATAGATGACGATGGCGACATATTAGTTAATTTGCGCCATGTTAATTACACGCTGTATCACGCAGAGAATGAACAAAAGTTTCCTAGTCGCTTTGGGCCATTATCATATTTACACCCTGAGAAAGACCATAGGTTAATTACTGTCAATTACATTTGTCAGCTAAATGATGATTTAGTTATGACTAATTACGCCAAAGTTGATACCTCAGCTTTAGATGTAGAACCTATATGGGAATTTGTTGGCGAAGAAGATTGTCGCCTAATGAAATGGGATGGCAACTACTATCTTGTAGGTGTTAGGCGAGATACCACAACAAATGGTGTCGGTCGCATGGAATACAGCCGAATAGAGATAGATAAAGCTAATTGGGTTGTAAAAGAAGTAAACAGAATACGGATACCCGCGCCTGACCCAAATACTTCTTATTGCGAAAAGAATTGGGTTCCAATAATGGATAAGCCCTATCATTTTATTAAATGGTCAATGCCTACTGAGCTGGTTTATGCAGACCCTAATACAGCTAAATGCGAACAGGTGTTCGTAAAACAAACAATACCTGCGCCGGCAGACCAACGAGGTAGCTCACAAGTTATTCGTTGGGGCAATATGTATATCAACATTACCCACGAAGTTAATCTGTTTAAGAACTACCTAAAACAAAAAGACGCAATTTATCGCCATCGTTTACTACTATGGGATGACCAGCTAAACTTGGTTGGATTATCTAAAGCCTTCTCCTTTTTAGATGCCCGCGTAGAGTTTTGCGTAGGAGCAGCTACACATAAAGGCGACTTACTGTTGAGCTTTGGTTTTCAGGATAATGCAGCCTTTGTATTGCGTGTTCCTAAGCTAGTGGTAGAGGACATGATTTTAGAGGCACTCAGCTATGAAAATTGAAGAGCTGGTGGTCGAGCTATCTAAAAAACCTTTTGACCCTACTTTAAATTTTAATGTAGCTGTTGAATATGAACGGTTAAATCAAACAGCTTCAGCCGTATCTTTTTATTTACGAACAGCCGAATATAGCCAAACCGTAAATGACCCTATGGTTTACGCTTCTTTACTTAAAATGGCTCATTGTTTCAATGACCAAAATGACAGGTTGCATACAGTAAGCAACTGTCTGCTTCAGGCTATTGCTTATTGGCCTGAAAGACCGGAAGGCTACTTTTTACTAGCTCAATTCCATGAGCGTTTATCTCAATGGCAAGAAGCTTATACATACGCTGAGATAGGGCTACACCAAGGCAGCTACCCACAATTGCCTACAGATGTTGGTTATTATGGAACTTATTGCTTAGAGTTTGAAAAAGCTGTAAGTGCTTATTGGGTGGGTCGTAAAGCTGAAAGCATAGATTTATTAAACAAGTTAGCTAGTATGGACATAGCTGCCGAATATAAAGCATCAGTTCTCCATAACCTTGACAGGATTAAAAATGCTACTGTTTGATATAGGTGCAAACCGAGGCGATGCAACAAGAGCAGGACTAGAACAGGGCTATAAAGTGATTGCCTTGGAACCAGCTCCGCGCACATATAAAGAGTTAGTCAAAAACTTTGTTTATAGTAATGATGTAGTTCCTTTAAAATATGCCGTATCTAATAAAAATGGCGAGCGCATTAAGTTTTATGAATGCGTTGAGGATGGATTATCTACTACAAACAAAGAGTGGCTAACCAATGAAACAATGCCTTATGTTGGCAAAGAGTTTCGTGAGATAGAAGTAAACTCAATAACCATAGATACATTGGCGGATATTTATGGTGAACCTGATCTAATTAAAATAGATGTAGAAGGCGCTGAATGGTCTGTCTTTAATGGCATGACAAAGAAATATGGAACCATAACCTTTGAATGGACATTTGAAACCATCAAAGAGCATGAGCAACAATTAAACTATCTTTATTCGCTAGGATATAGAGAAGTTGGCCCACAATACATAGAACAACATTTAGAACAACCTGGAATTTGGTTTGGGCTAGATGAGGACAACACAAACAAACTATATGCTTGGCATCAAGAAACTTCTGATGAATGGATTGAAGGCGGTTGGAAAATAGCAAACCTACGACCAACAGCCGATGTTGGAATGATTTGGGTTCGTTAATAATTAAGGAGAACAATGGGCTTATTCGATAGGCTAGCACAACGCGTTGCTGCGGAAATTAACAAAGCACCTAATCTCCCTGCTGGTTCTGTAACCATGACTGAACAAGAAATGGTGCAACGATCAGGTATTATGAATCAACAATACGGTCAATCAGTTTCATTACCTAGAAACCCTGTATGGCCAACAGTTCCTTTTACCCCTGGCAATCCTTTAATTCCAGGAGCTATCAACCCTGTTCGTGAAGATGGTCGCGCAGACCCACGCCGTTATGAATACCAAGTTGCGCAAAACATCAATATCACGCCAACAAAACTTATTCCGTTTGCGACTCTGCGCTCTACCGCAGACCAAGTAGATATTATTCGCCGATGCCTTGAAGTTGTTAAAAGCAAAATTACAGGTATGGATTGGGATATTGTCCTAAGTGATGACGCTTCAGAGAAAATAGCTGCAGAATCAGGCAAAGACCATGTTCGAGCTATGGCACAAGCAAGACAAAAGTACACAGAAGACATTGACAGACTTCGTTCATTTTGGGAAAACCCTGATAAAGCTAATGGCTATACATGGACAGACTGGATTAACTTAGCTTTAGAAGAGATTTTAGTTATTGACGCTTGGGCTATATGGCCACAAAAAGCTGTTAATGGAAATTTGTTTGGGTTGCAAATTCTTGATGGCTCAACTATCAAACCTTTAATTGATGATCGCGGTATGCGACCAATGCCACCAAACCCTGCGTTTCAACAGATTTTATTCGGATTTCCACGATCTGAATTTATGGCTCCTAATGAGGTTGAAGATGCTGATGGCGAATTTACCTCCGATGAGCTGGCTTACTTGGTTAAAAACCGCCGTACATGGACTATTTACGGATTTAGCCCAACAGAACGAGCTTTGCCGCTAGCTGATATTTATTTGCGCCGGCAACAATGGATCAGAGCTGAATACACAGATGGCGTATTGCCTGAGCTGCTATTTACTACCGATGCTACTTTTGGTAATAACCCTGAGTTGCTTCGTGCCTATGAAAACATTTTTAACGATGACTTAGCTGGACAAACAGCACAGCGTAAACGCGCTCGCTTGCTTCCTGCTGGCATGAACCCAGTCCAATTTGATGGCTATGGTGAAAAATTTAAGGATGTATTAGACAATTATTTAATTACATCTATCTGCGGTCATTTTGGCGTATTGCCAAGCGAAATTGGCTTTAGTGGTTCAGGTTCGTTAGGTGCCTCAGGCTTACAACAAGGCGAAACTCAGTCAGGTGAAACTATTGGTATTCAACCGTTAGCTGAGTGGATTAGCAGACAATTAACTAACTTGTCTTATGTATATCTAGGTATGCCTCGCGAATTAGAATTTAAGATACTTTTTGAATCAAAGATTGATACAGAATCAGAAGCCCGCCGAGTTGATATTGAATTAAAGAACGGTGGCAGAACTGTAAATGAAGCTAGAAGCAATATGGGATTACCATTACTTGATACCCCACAGGCTGATATGCCTATGCTCTACTCAGGATCAGGATTGTTCTTCTTGTCGCCAGACGGAATTATTGATGCGACAACTGCGGCAACAGCTTCAGCTTTATCAGGCGATGATGCAACTCCAGTTGAGGATCAAATAACTGTTGGCGATGAGCCAACCACCGAAACAGGCAAACCAACCCCTAATGTGGTTGAGGTTATGTCTGAGGACAATACAGATAAGTCGGTTAAAGAGATAAAGTCTTTCCTAAAATGGATACGCAAAGGAAACTTTAAGCGTTCATTTAATTTTGAAATAGTTGAGCCTGACTACGCTGAAGTTTTAAACAAATATGTTGGAATTGGCGATATTGAATCTGCTAGATGGTATGCGGAGAGATATTTGGGGTTGTAATGAAACCCAATAGAACGCGTTTAAAAATGCGGTTGGCAGCTAAACATGTCCGTTCTATTAAATTAGGCATAGAAGCTATGTTCTCGCCTGATGACATAGTTGATTTTTGGTTTGCTTCTAATCACCCTGTCGGTAATACAGAAACTAATGATCCATACAAATTAGCTCCTGTATTGGCAAGGGATTGGGCAAAGATTCACATAAACTCTAAAAGCTCAGAAAAGCTGTATAACGCTTTAGGCAGGGTTTATGCGGATGCTTACATATTAGGTGAAGATTTAACCAATTATGAAATAGCCAAAGCCATAGGTTTAACAAAAGCCGCGCCGACAAAAGATAAATTGAGGCGAGCTTTAAAAACCGATTGGAATACATGGAAGCCAGGCAACCGAGCTGCTGCAGCTCTAGTAAAACCTCCTGGCGCATTACAAGCTTTGTTAAACCAACGAAGGATAGTAATACAAGGTTTAACTAACACAACCTTAAATAGAATCGGAACAGCTTTAGCTTACGGTTTAGATAAGGGTGAAACAAGAAACGCTATTGCTGACGATATTTCATATATCCTTGGCGATGACGAACGAGCATTGACTATAGCTAGTACAGAAATGAGCCGAGCTGTAGTTGAAGCAAGCAAACAACTTTATGCCGATAGCGGTGTAGAGAAAATTGAATACTTGGTCGCAGACCCTTGCGATGAATGTCAAGAAAACTATGATGCTTCGCCAATAGATATTGGTGAGCAATTCCCTAATGGCGATCCACCAGTTCATCCGAACTGTATGTGTGATATTGCACCTTATGTTGTAGATACACAAGGTTTATTTGATAACGAAACAGAGTAAAGGACTAACATGACCGAAGCAACAAATGTCTATGCCGACATTATCAAAATGGATGATAACGGCGATGGAACTTTAACCGTTTACGGCAAGGCAACCGATAGTGGGTTAGACATTGACCAACAAATTTGTGATCCAGCTTGGTTGGATACAGCTATGCCTGAATGGTTTATGACAGGTGGCAATATTCGTGAGCAACACAGCAATATAGCTGCTGGCGTAGCTAAGGAATACGAAGCAAAAGCAGACGGTCATTACATTAGTGCTTTAGTAGTTGATCCTGTTTCAGTTAAAAAAGTTCAAAATCGCGTACTTAGAGGTTTCAGCATCGGTATCAAATCACCGCGTGTTGTTAGAGATACAAAAGCAGTAAACGGTCGAATTATTGACGGACAGATCGTAGAGGTCAGTCTTGTTGATAGACCGGCAAACCCAAGTTGCCAATTGATCTTGGCAAAATCACTTAACGGTGAGAAAACACTAACGAAAGTAGAGGAACTCTTGGAAACCAACATAGAAAAAGAAATAGCGGGAGAGCCAATGGCTATGGGTGGAGAAACCAAGACCATTCCTTCACGCGATGAAATGATTAGCCGTTATTCATCTGCTCGTAAAGCTGTAGATGACATAATGATGGAATGTAAGTCATACGGATATGACGACATTGATAAACAATATGGCGAATCAGCCGAAGAAGAATCTATCGAAGGCCCAGCAGGTAGCGGAGCCGAACACGAGCTTGGCGAAGCCAAAGCAAATAAGGAAATGGTAGATCAAAACGGCGATATTGAAATGTCTGCCGAAGCGCACAAGTGCCTACAATGCGGATGCAATATTCCACAAGCAACACATGGTTTATCTCGCGTAGAAGTAGCTGGCGGAACACCAAACAATGAGGTAGCAAATGTATCTACAGCTACCATGATTTCACCAGACCAAACACCAAAGAGTGCTGAACCAACTGAGAATTCTGTTGAAGAAACATCAACAGATAAACCCCTGCTCGCTGATGTCGATTTAACCGACATCGTTGAGAAAGCCGTAAAGAGTGCTATGACTTCGGTAGAAGCTGAGGTTGCATTGTTAAAGTCTGCAAAAGAGGCAGTAGAGAACAAGGCCGCATCACTTGAAACTGAATTAGCAACGGCAAAATCTCTCGCAATAGGTGGTGGCCCTAAACGGACAACCATAGCGACAGGTGCTAATAAAACAAATGAATGGAAAGCCAAAGCAGATTTATACTTTGCCAAGGCATCCTCAACAACCGATCAGATTCTTGCTAAGGGATACCGCGACATGGCTAAAGACTTTTTAGCTAAAGCTGAACCTGAAGCAGAATCTAAATAACTCTTTACAGGAGAAATAAATAAATGGAAAACTTGAAAGTTAAGGATTTGTTCAACGAATCCAACCCTAAAGTTGCCGCAGAGCGCCACGAAGAATATCTTGGAGAATTAAGCAAGTCGCTTTCTTCACCACGCCCATTCTTAAACGGCGAGCTAGGACAAGACCCAGTTAAGCAATTAGAATCACTTGTATCAAACAAGTCACTAAATGCTGATGCTCTTGCTTCTCTACAAACTGCGCTAACTACCCAACGCGGTGTTGCAGGTGAAATCAACAAAGAAATCACCTTAACAAGTCCGTTATCAACATCTTTTGCTGCTTTCGATCTCGAAGCACCAGCTAAGATGCTTACACCTCGCCCAACCCCACTTCGCAACAAGATTCCTCGTAAAAAAGGTATCGGTACTTCACGCCGCGTTAAGCGTATTACTGCTTACACAGGTACAGGTACAGGAGTAGGAAACCTATGGCCAGGTATTACTGAAACAACACAAAACAACTTTGCTCCAGGAGCAGCAACACCGTTCCAATTAGAGCGCGGCCCACAGATTTCATACCAAGCCGATGATTTAGTGTTGCCTTACAATTCTTACTCACTATCTGACCAAGTTTCATTCGATGCAAACTTCTCAGGTATGGGATACCAAGACCTACGCCAACTTTCTTCAACTTCAACACTTTATGCAACAATGTTGATGGAAGAAAGAATGTTCCTTTATGCTCGCGGAACTGCATCACCTTATTCTGGTGCATTGTCAGCAGTAACAGGAATCGTAGCTTCTTCACCAGCAGCAGTAACAGGACAAACTGCTCTAGCTGCAGGTACTTACTACATTTACATCACAGCAAACGCTGGTATCTCAGGTTCAGGATTCGGTGAATCAATCGTTTCCGCAGTAGCTTCAGAAACCGTTGCGTCAGGCGATGTTCTTGCTCTAACATGGACAGCAGTAACAGGTGCAATTGGTTACAACATTTATGTTGGAACTGCAACTGGAACAGCTAACTGTAAGTATGTTGGCAACGCAGAAGGTAATTCTTGTGTTATTCAAGGTGCCGCAGCAATCAACTTAGTTGGCGACAACTTTGCATTCTCAACTACTGGTGCTGCTGCTTCACGCGCTAACGCAGATACATCTGCTTACGCAACTGGATACGATGGAATTATTCCAACTGTTCTAGGCCCTAATACTGGTTTCAACAACAACCGTAACGGTGCTGCATTTAGCACATCAAATCCTGGTGTTGAGTACCAAACAGTATTTTACAATCTATACAACAATGTTAAGGCTGATCCTGATGAGATTCTTATCAATGGTGCAGACCGTAAGCAATTGTCTGATTCTATTAAGAACGGTTCAACAGCAAACTACCGTTTGAACCTAACTCAAACAGAAACAGGCGATTATGTTGGTGGAGCAACAATTGGTGCGCTTAACAACGAAATTACTGGAAAGATGGTTCCACTAACCGTTCACCCATGGCTACAACAGGGTATATCTCCAGTTCTTTCTTATACACTTCCAATCCCTGATACAGAAGTATCAGATGTTTGGGCAGCGATCAATGTTCAGGACTACATGGGTATTCAATGGCCAGTAGTTCAGTTCACCTACGATTTCTCAACTTACTATCGTGGAACTTTCTTCTGCTATGCGCCAGCATGGAATGGAGCAGTTTCAGGAATTGGTAACTACTAATTCGTAAATGATTAAAAGTAAGGGTGTGTCAAAAAAAGGCGCACCCTTATTTAATAGGAGGGTAATATGGCAAGAATAATTCCACCACAAGGACTTAGAGAAATATCAGTAGAAACAAAAAGAGGCACAAGAGTTTTAAGAGCTGGTAAAGACGGTTTATTTAATGTTGAAAACCCAAAGCTAGCTAAAAAATTAAAAGAAGAAGGCTTAGGCGAGGCAGGATTAAACGGCTATAGCACTAGCGGCGGATTTCCTTGTACAAGCTGTGGATTCGGTAGCTGGTTTAAAAAATGTTCGCGGTGCGGGCATGATAACGAACGAATAGAGATGGATGGATCAAGTGTCACAAGCGATTAACCCAACAACTCAACAGTTCTCAACGCCTTATTTGACCCTTCAAGAATACAAAGACGCACCTACCGCAATTGACATTGATAACCTTGTTTTTAATTCACAAGACCCATTAGCTCAAGATAATGAATTAAGTAATGTTATTGCTCGCGCTTCTAGCTGGGTTGATACCTATTGCAATCAGGTATTAGGCGCAACGCAAGAAACAGAAACTCAACGCGCTCGTATTAGCTCAGATGGTTATATTAAATTTCACCCACGCTATAATCCTGTTATTGCTTTAACCGATTTATGGTTTGGCAACCCATCAACAAATCTTATTCAGGCTCAAGATGTGTCAAGTGCGTGGCTTGAAAACCAACAAGTTCTTTATCCTTATGCTTTTCAAAGTTCTCTTTATACTTCACAAGGCCCATTACAATTTGGCTACCCAACGACATCTGATAATTTAGTCTATTTGAAATACACTTATGTAAATGGTTATGCAAATACTTTAATAGTAACTGCCATTGAGGATGCAACATCTTTAGTTGTAGCAGATGGCACAGGCATTACCGCAGGATTGCAACTTAAAATTTATGATGGTATTTACAGCGAAAATGTAACCGTTGCAGACACATATACATTTGGCTCAACAACTATTCCATTAACAAGACCTTTATTTTTTACACATAACGCAGGTGCGTCTATCTCAGCTTTACCGCCAGCTATTAAAGAAGCCACAATCCTTGCTACTACAGCTATGCTTAAAGTGCGTGGCGATGCAAGCTTAACCATGTCTGTAGGAACTTTGCCTAACTCAAGCGGTACTCCAAACCTTGAGCAAAACATTGGAAACGATATGGCTATGGCTATGGATTTGTTGAAACCTTACCGCAGGATTAGATAATGTCACGCGCCACAGTTCGAGAAGCTGTGCGAAATTGGATTGCAACCGCACAAATAAACACTTTAAATCAAACATTGTCTTCTTTTCCAAAACGCATAAATTTTCAAGAAAATGCTTTTCCTGGTCAAAGTTCTCGCGCTGCAGCTGTAGTTTTTATTGAAAATGAACAAGAAATGCGTATTGCAATTGGTGGCGTAGCCCCAATGAATACAGGCGGTGCCGGTAAAGGATGGAAACGCGTTGATTACGGCATAGCTTTACAAGTATTCCACCATTCACTTCAGAGAAATGCTGAAGATGCTATGGCGGATTTTGACTGCTTGATAGATGCAATAAAAGAAAGATTAAGGGCGGGTCAGCATACTCTTGGAGTAGAAAACCCAAACATAATTTGGCAAGCAGCAGAACCAGGAATAGATGTCCAATACGGTGAACCACTTTCTAACGAAGGCGGAGCTACCGAAACTTGGGCTGCTATCCGTTTCACAGTAACAGAAATGATTGAATCATAGGAGAATCTAATGGCTCGTTATACATACAATGGTGAAGGAAGTAGAACATTTCCATCACTAGGTATTACCGTCAAAAAAGGTGAATCATTTGATGGCCCAGAAGGACTAAGGGCTAGAGGATTATCTCTTGCTCAATCTGCGCCTAAAGCCGCACCTGCGGTATCAGAAGCACCAAAAGAAGCGGTAAAAGAAAAAATAAAAGAAGTAACAAAAGAAGACAAACCGTCAGCCTCGACTGACATTACAGCAGGAGCGTGAATAAATGGCATCAGCTAAACCATCGGTACGCAGTTATGTGGGTATTGCTCTCGAAGTAACACCAGGCACCCCAGTAGCAGCTACAGATTTCATTCCTTTAATGAAAGATTCATTAAAGCCAGTAGATATTATTGCGCCACTATATGACACAGGACTTCGCGGTTCTATGGCGCAAAATTACAATTACATTCAAGGTCGCCGTCATACAGAAATTGACCTTGGTGGCCCAGTATTCGCTGACACAGTTGGATATTGGCTAGGCGGAATTATGGGTTCAGTTGCTACAACTGGCGTTTCCGCACCTTATACACACACAATTACTTTAAAAAACGCAACAGGCGTTGGAGCAGATGCTCAACCTACTTCTTTCACATTGGAAGATATGTATGTTGCTGAAAACCGCTTTTACCCAGGATGCAAAGTAACAAACTTTACTCTTACATTTAACTCAGAAGGTATGTTGGAATACACCGCTAAGTTAATGGGTTGGCCTTCAGAACTTGTTGAATCTGAAGTACCAACATTTAGCGATGTAGTTCCTACTCCAGTATGGCGTGGAACAGTATCAGTAGGTGGCGATGTTATTGGTTATACAACCGATGGTTCAGTTACTTGTACTCGCGCAGCCGAAGCAATTTTCGGAATCAACACCGCACAAGGCCCATACGAAATTTTCGTAGGCGCTTTAGATGCAACTGGTAATTTCACTTTCGTAATGGAAAATGATGATCAGCTTTTAAACTTCCTTGACAATACTCAACCTGAATTAATTGTTGAATTTTCTCAAGGTGCAGGTGCTACCGCTACAAGCATTGTATTCCATGTTGGTAAAGGTGCTTATACAACCGCAGCTATTGATCGCTCAGGCGACCATGTTGCTATTGCAGTTGATTTCTCAGCAATCGCTACAACTGGTGACGCTGGTGCAACTGGCGGATACAGCCCAATTACTTGGGTACTAGAGAATGCTGTTGTTGCTGACACATATCAGTAATTAACGGCGCAGAACGGTAAGTGGGGATTTGTTGTAGTGGTAATACCGCCTTCCTATTATCACTCCAGCCCCACTTACCCTATAATCAGCGAAGGCAAACTATGGAAGGAAAACCATGTCAGAAAAGAAAAAGGTAACATTACCTTCAGGTGGTTGGGCAGTATTTAAAGATGCCTCAACCCTTAGGGTTAAAGATCGCAAAAAGGTATTGCGTAATGCAAATGCCGAAGAAGGCTTAATGCAAGCATTATCTATCGTTGATGGATTAATAGCTGTGCTTGTTGAGGAATGGTCATTTGATTTTTTAATTCCAGCTTTAAAAATTAGCAATTTAGAAGAATTAACTATGGCTGATTATGATGTATTAGCTGAAGAAGCCGGCAAAGCTCAAAAGATGCTGTTTCCAGCATTGGGCAAGACAGAAGAAACCGAGGCTGATGTTGAAAGCCCTTTCGGAAACTCCAACGCTTAAAATGGTTACTTGAAGGCAGAGAACGCCACGAAGCATTCTCCTACCCTGACGATGAATGGTTTTATTATTCAGCTGCAGAAAAATTTGGGTGGACACCGCAACAAGTAGATGAGCAACCTGCTTATTTAATGGATTGGATGCTGGCCATTGGTTCGGCAGTAGATGAAGTGAAAGCGAAACAATTTGATAAAAAGCAACCTTAAATTAGTTGGTAAAGTTTGGAACAACACAACCAATAAAATTGATGTTGCTACTCGTACAGCTCGTGATGAAATGATGACTGCTCTTATTCAGTTATCAAAAGAACAAATACAAGGAAGACGACCAAAAGGTCAAGTTGCTTGGACAGGCAAACCAACGCCCCCAATGAATAGAACTGGAAATTTACGCCGTTCTATTAGAGGTGAAAAATTTAGAACAGGTTTTGCTTCTTATGAAGCCATAGTCGGCCCAACCATAATTTATGGTCGTAAAGTTGAGTTGGGTGGCTATAACTGGAAACCAGGCGTCAAATTCCCATATATGGAACCTGCTTACAATATTTATAGATCGCAAGTTCACCAACAAATTATTAACAAATACTTTAGGAGGTTCAGATGAATGGTTTTTTACCACCTGTAATCTTTGAAGTAAAAGCTAAAGCTACAGAGGCTATTGCTGAATTTAAAAAAGTTAATGCTGAACTTACCAAGATGGAAAAGAACGCTGATAAAACAGCACTTGGTATGCTCAAAATGGAAAAGACGCTGAAACTTGCCAAAGTTGCTTTACTTGGCATAGCTACAGCTTTTGGTGCGTTTGCCGTTGCCGGCATCAAAGCAGCTATGGATCAAGAAAAAGCCATGGCTTTATTGCAAACAGCCGTTAAAAATACTGGTCAAAGTTTTGAAGCCGCATCACCTTACATAAACAAAGTTAGCAATTCTTTAGTTCAATTAGGTTTTCATGACGAAGAAACCATTGGCTCATTAGCTAAATTAACAGCTGCAACTGGCGATGTAAAGACCGCTATGAGTTCTATGAATGTTATTGCAGATTTGGCAAGATTTAAACAAATATCTTTAGCCGAAGCTAGTGATTTAATAGCTAGATCAGCAACAGGTCAAGCAAGAGGATTGCGCGATTTAGGTATTGCTTTAGGCAAAAACATTGAAAAGAATGCAAGTTTAGCCGACATATTAAAAGCAGTTCAAGATAGAACTAGAGGCGCTGCAAAAGCATTTGCTGAAACATCAGCAGGTAAATTAGAAATATTTAATGCCCAAGTAGATCAATTAAAAGAAAATCTTGGAATGGCATTGTTGCCAGCATTAAACAAGTTGGTAGATTGGTTAAATAAAAAAGGCATACCTGCATTAGAACATTTTTTTAAAACATTAAAAGATAACGAAAAAACTATTAAGCAAGTAGGCGCAGCATTAGCAGGTTTATGGCTAGGTGGCAAAATTGTTGCTGGTATATCTGTTGCTATTACTTTCTTTAAGAATTTAGCCAAAGCAGTTAATATTGTAAGAGATTCCATTATTGGTTTGCGTGTAGCCTCAATGTCCCTAAAGGGTGCGGGAATTGTTGGTTTGTTGTTAAGCGTGCATGAAGGCGTTAATTGGCTACATAATAAGTTTTTTGCTAAAAAGAAAACTGATACAGCTGGTAATATAAAAGATCAATATGGTGAAGGTTTTGATGCCATAGGTAGCGGTGCTAGTTGGGCTGGCGAGCAAGTAAACGCATTATCAGATGCTTTGATTAATGCTAAACAAAAAGTAAAAGATTTCAATGACAAAGTTAAAAGCACATTTGCAGACCTTAAAGGTGCATGGGCTGGCGTAGTTGGTAAAGATTTTAATGCCGCAATTCAAGAAGGACTATTAAACCCTGTTGATAAGCTTGTAGTAAAAGCTCAAGTTGCGGTAAACGCTTATCAAAATGCTTCTAATCAATATCAAGGCGCATTAGCTAAACTTAAATCTGCCCAAGACGCTTACACAAAAGCTGTAGCTAGTGGCAATAAAACCCTTATAGCTTCGACTGAAAGTGCTTTAAAGAAAGCTGAAGATTTAGTTGGCGGCTTACAAAAGGGCATGGGCGATGCTTTAAGTAGCATTACCCAATTACAACAAGACATGATTGACGCTGTTGTAGAAGCGCAAAACAAAATTAATGATTTACAATTAGAGCGTAAAACAGTATTGGCTGATGGTCTTGCCGAAGAATTAGCTCTACAAAAAGAATACAATGCCAAGGTCTTAACCTTGCAACAAGACGCAGCTAAGCGCAGCGCAGAAATTGTTAAAGCATCTGTAGATCAAATGCGAGGCATATTTAAGGGCGCAACTTATCGCGGTATCGGCGACATATTTTCAGGATTGACTTTTGAGGGTAAGTATCTTAAGGGTGGATCAATTGAGGCTATTACTAACGCATTGGCAACCCAAGCGCAAAAGGCAACATCACTTGCAGATAAAGCCGGCAAGCTTCAAGGGCTAGGATTTACTCAAACCTTTATCGAAGAAGTTATTGCACAAGGCCCTGATGTTGGTGGCGCATTAGCAGATACCATTATCAATGGCACACCTGAATCAGTTGCTACATTACAATCTTATTGGATAGCTTTAGAAAAAGTATCCTCACATGGCGTAGATTCAATAGCTACAAAACTTAACTCAGGCATAACTCTTGCTACTGAAGAATTGACTGCACAATTAGCTAGCGTTCAAACCGATTTAACTATGGCTCTTGCTAGTGCTTATGATGAATATTCTGCTTCATTAGCCAAGATTCAAGCCAAGACCGCAGAACAAATTAAAATAATTGATGACCAAATTGTTGAATTGACAAAGAAAATTGAACAATTAAGAATTGCGCTTGCTCAATTGGCAACGCTGTCTGCCCCTGGCGTTTATGCACCTGCTCCTAGTTTAAGTATTCCGTCAGGTCAAACAACATACACTTCTGATTATGCTGGCGATCCTTATGGTCAAAGAACTGGCGACAAGACAGTAATTATTAATCAAACCAATAATACAAATGCCGATGCTGGCACTATTGCTTCCGCTACTGCTTGGGCTATTAGAAGTTCGGGAGATTTAAATTTTTCTGAAACTCGCGCCATGGAAAGAAATACAGCTATCAAGCCAACAGCTTTTGCTAAACAAGTAGAATATCGCAGCTATAGAGCAGGTGAAAGGTAATTTATGCCAGTAGCATCATTACTTAATTATCGCTTTGCTTTTAATGATTTTGAATTTGGCGGTGGAGATTCACCTTACCAAATTATGACCCTTGATGGTTTGGAAGATTTACCTGTAATCCGCAACCAAGACGATAACCGAGGTTATCAAGATGGTATGTGGACAGGTAGGGATTTTCTATCAGGTCGTTCATTAATATTTACAATAATGGTGTTTGGTGATGCCAACCATTCTATGCAAGAAAATCTAAACTTATTACAAGCAGCTCTTGTGCCACAACAACAGGGAACTGGATTGTTGCAATTTCAGCTTCCAGGAGATGACTTACAAAGAATAGACGCTCGTGTTCGCCGCAGGGCTATACAAATCAATACAGACTATTCCTCAGGTCGAGCAACCGTAATGTATGAATTCTTTTGCCCTGACCCACGCTATTACGATGACCAATTAAAAACTACTGATTTAACCAATGCTATTGCCGTTGCTGGTCGTACATATAACCGCGTTTATACAAGTACAGCAACCAATCCAGCTAACCCTGATGAAACAGGTATGTCTTACGGTGCGGGTTCTAGCTCAGCTAACTTAATTACAAATGACGGTTGGACTACTACATATCCAACTATAACCATTACTGGCCCTGCAATTAACCCTAAAGTTACTAATGTAACTAACGGTTATTTTTTGTTAATTGACGGAACAATTGGAACTAATGATGTACTTGTATTTAACACCGATTATCGAACAGTTACATTAAACGGTGTTAATAGAAGAGCGTTATTAAATAACTCATCAACATGGTTTGCGGCTCCCCCAGGAACTTCATACTATACTTTCCTAGCTACTGGAACAGACGGCGATACTTCGTGCGTAGTTTCTTGGCGGAATGCTTACATTTAGGAGAATAAATGGCATTAAGAACCCCCCCATCATGGTTGCAAAACGGTTCTCACCCAGCTGAGAATGATCGTTTAACTACTACAGGTATTTTGTGGAAATCGCAAGGCATATCTGATTACGGTTCATTAAAAGTATCTCAATCAGCCACTCCTGCCATGACAGTATCCGTTGCCGCAGGTCACGCTTTAATTGCTGGTACACAAACTTCTAATCAAGGTTTTTATATTGCCTATAATGACGCAGCTACAACGGTAGCTATTGCTACAGCTTCAACTACTCTTCCACGCTTAGACAGAATCGTTGTAACGGTTCAAGATTCTTATTACGGCGGAACAGCTAATAATCAAGTAATTTTTCAAGCTTTAACAGGAACCCCTAACGCATCTCCTGTTGCACCAGCTGTACCTGATAATTCTATCAGCTTGGCTATTATTGCCGTTGCTGCTAACCAAACAACCGTTGTAGATGGAGATATTACAGATACCCGCCCTATTGCTCAATTAAGCGAAAATGCTTTTACAGCACAGGCAACAGCGGCAAATACTTTAACTATTAATGGTATTGCATCTCAAACAGGTAAAGCTCTACGCATCAATGATAGTGCTGGAGCGCAAAAATTTGCTGTAGCCGTCGATGGAACCCTTACTTTTCAAGATGGTTCAACCCAAACTACAGCTGCAACTTACGACCCTAATTTAGTTATTAATACCCAAACAGGTACCACATATACATTTGTAGCTGGTGATGCTCAAAAACTTGTTACGCTGTCTAATGCTTCTGCCGTAACAGCTACAATTGCCTCTAACGCTACACAAGCTTTACCTGTTGGAACTCAAATTACTATTTCTCAATATGGTGCAGGAACCGTAACAGTAGTTGGTGCATCTTCACCTAGCCCTGTAACTATTGTTTCAACTGGCGCAACAGCTAATCAGCCAGCAACACGCGCTCAGTATTCTACTGCTACACTTATCCAAACAAGCACCGACAATTGGTTGATTGTGGGGGATATAGTCTAATGCCTATTCTTGGAGTGATTGCATCTGGTATATCAGGACATCTAACACCGCCTTGGACACCTAACTCATTTGAATCTATTGCTACTTACAACCCTGTAACTGGCTCATCTGTAACCTTCTCATCTATTGCAGGTACTTACAAATCCCTCCAATTAAGGATTTTGGGTTTTGCATCAACCGCTAATTACTTTGGATTGCAATTTAATAGCGATACTGGTGCTAATTATACTCGCCACGCTATAATCAGTAATGGATCTACTGTTACTGCGTTTGGCAATACAGGAAGAACATATTGCCAAATATCATCGGGTTCTAGTAATCCTTCAACTACAAACGGTTATGGAATTATTGTAGATGTATTAGATTACGCTT